GGACAAAGATGGATTGGTCAAGACGATCAAAATAATAAATTCGCTTGGTCACCTGACACTTCATCTTGGATTGCTACAGGCAATTAAGTTAAATAATTTTTAAACAGGAGTAAGTGACCTATGGCCAAATCTAATGGCGGTATTATCGGCGCATTAAATCCAACATCGTTTGGAAAGTGTACGGTTACATCTCAAACATCATCTGGAACATTAACTACACAACCTGGAACTAGATTAGTTCAAGCATTAGTAGTAGCTGGTGGAGGTGCTGGTGGAAAAACTGTTGATCCAGCTCCAAGTGGTGGTGGTGGTGGTGGTGGAGGTGGTGGTTTTAGAACAGGATGTCTTTCAGTTTGTGGAAACACAGGTTATCCAGTTACAGTAGGAGCAGGAGGAGCAATTGCTTATCCTAGTGGTTCAGGAAGCGATTCAGTATTTTCAACAATTACTTCAACAGGTGGTGGAAAAGGAGGAGATGTTAATTCAAGTCCAGGAGTATTCACTTCAGCAGCACCAGGAGGTTCAGGTGGTGGAGGAGTATTTTTAAGTGGAGTAGGTGGAATAGGTAATACACCTCCAGTAAGTCCTCCTCAAGGAAATACTGGTGGAGTTGGTTCTGCAGGTGGATACGGAGGAGCAGGAGGAGGTGGAGCAGGAGGTACAGGTGGAAATGCAAGTTGTACTGCTGGATTTCCTGGTGCAGGTTCAGGTGGAATAGGTTTAGCAAATACATTAACAGGATCACCAATTACTTACGCAGGTGGTGGAGGTGGTGGAGCATGGGGAACAGCTGGTCCAGGTACTGGTGGATTAGGAGGTACTGGTGGAGGAGGAAATGGAGCAGGTCCTAGTATAGATGGTGTAGCAGGCACAGCTAACACAGGTGGTGGTGGTGGAGGTGGATCATCTACTCCAACACGTACAAATGGAGCCGGCGGTTCAGGAATCGTTATCGTAAAAGAATTAAACAAGGCAAGTGGTGTTTGGAGCATTAAGAGTGCATTTAGTGCAATTAAAGGTAATACTTGGCCACAAACACAATGTTCAGTAACTTTAGATTATTTAGTAGTAGCGGGTGGGGGATCAGGCGGAGGTGATTCTTATGGTGGAGGTGGTGCAGGAGCCGGAGGTTATAGAACATCTTTTCCAGGTGGTACTGCAGTTACAGCTTTTTATTATCCAGGTGGAAGTATTCCAGTAACAGTAGGAGCTGGAGCAGCAACAGGTAGTAGTGGTAATCCAGGTAATAATGGTTCTCCTTCAATATTTTCAACAATCACATCAGCAGGTGGTGGAGGTGGTGGAGGTGGCGGTGGAACAGCTAGTGGTCAACCAGGTGGTTCAGGTGGAGGAAAAGCAGGAAATTCAGCACCTACTTCAGTAGGTACAGGAAACAGTCCACCAGTTAGTCCACCTCAAGGAAATAATGGTGGACCAGGATATTGCGGTGTAAGTGCTACAACAAAAGGAGGAGGTGGTGGTGGAGCAGGAGCTGTAGGAGGTACTGCAGTACAAAGTAATCCAGGTGATGCAGGAGCAGGAGGAGCAGGTAGTCCAAATTCAATAACAGGTTCAGCAGTAACTTATGCTGGAGGAGGAGGTGGAGGTAATGATAGAGGTGGTGGACCTTTTCCTGGAAATGCAGGAGCAGGCGGAGCAGGAGGAGGTGGTGCAGGTGGTAGAAATGGTGGACCAGGAGCGGTAGCAGGAACTGCCAATACAGGTGGTGGAGGTGGAGGATCACCTTCAACAGGAAGTCCTGGACAACCAGGAGCGGCCGGCGGATCGGGAATCGTTATTTTAAGAGCAAGAAGCTCAAGTATTATTTTAAGTGCAAGTCCAGGAACTAACACGGTTACAACACAACCTTGCGGTCAAGATGTTGCGTCGTTTACTGTTTCAGGAAGTTTAACGGCGGCAACAGCTGCTTTATCAGTAGATTATTTAGTAGTAGCAGGTGGTGGAGCATCTAGTAATGGAGGATATGCTGGAGGAGGTGGAGCCGGCGGATATAGAACTTCATTCCCAGGAGGAACAAAATTAAAAATAGCTTCAGGATCATATCCAATAACAATTGGTGGTGGAGGAACTTCAGCTCCAGGAAATTCAGGACCAACAAATGGATCAGATTCAACATTTTCAACAATTACAAGTACAGGAGGTGGTAGAGCAAGATATCCTGGAAGTCCAGGAGATGGAGTACCTGGTGGATCAGGAGCAGGTGGTAGTGCAATAGGACCAGCTGGTTTTTCAGGAGGATCAGGAAACACACCTCCAGTTAGCCCACCACAAGGGAATCCAGGAGGAAATGCTCCAGTACCAACTGGTGATGGTGCAGGAGGAGGTGGAGGTGGAGCTTCAGCAGCTGGATCAGTAGGTTCAAGATATGTAGGAGGAACAGGTGGATCAGGTTCAGCAAATTCAATTTCAGGTTCACCAGTATTTTATGCAGGAGGAGGAGGTGGAGCAGGGGGTGGATCAGATAGAGGTCAACCTTATACACCAGGACCAGGTGGAGCTGGAGGAGGTGGAGCAGGAGGTGCAGATAGTGACGGAACACCAGGAATTTCAGGAACTGCTAATACAGGTGGAGGCGGAGGTGGATCCAGTGAAAGACCTGGTTCTACTTCAGGAGGTAATGGAGGATCGGGTATAGTTTTTGTTAGAGGACCATCAACAGCAGGATTTAGTGCAGCACCAGGAACAAACACAGTTACAACATTACCGGCACCAGCTGGAGGTTGTAAAGTTGCGACATTCACGGTTTCTGGAACGCTTACAGTTAGCTAATTATTTACTCTTTACAAATCCTATAGAAATTAATATATAGTATTTAGAAATGAACTTACAGAATTACTACTATTACTTTCAGAGTGCACTCACACCTAGATTTTGTGATGAATTAATTAAGTATGGAAAATCACAACAAGAACAAATTGCATTAACTGGTGGACAAACTGAAAAAGTTAATAAAGGAAAACCACTTGATGATAAAGATATTCTAGATTTAAAAAAGAAAAGAGATTCAAATATAGCTTGGTTAAATGACAGATGGATTTATAAAGAGATACAACCATTTATACATCAAGCAAAGAGATTAGCTAACTGGAACTTCGACTGGGATTTCAGTGAGTCATGTCAATTTACAAAATATGGTCCTGGACAACATTATGGTGCGCACTGCGATAGCTGGGAATCACCATATGCAAATGCAGATAATAAAGATACTTTCGGTAAAATAAGAAAGTTATCTGTTACATGTTCCCTATCAGATCCAAGCGAGTATGAAGGTGGAGAATTAGAATTTCAATTTAGAAATCAAGATGACCCAACACCTAAAAAGAAATGTGTTGAAATATTACCACGTGGATCAATATGTGTATTCCCAAGTTTTGTTTGGCATGAGGTGAAGCCAGTAACAAAAGGAGTAAGATACTCATTAGTAATATGGTCGTTAGGTTACCCATTTAGATAATATGAAAACGGCAGAAGAGAAAAAACAATATAGAAAAGAACAATATCTTAAAAATAAAGATAAAGAAAAAGCTGCTAGAGAAATATACTATTCTAAAAATAAAGAATTAATATTAGCTAGAAATAAAAAATATAATAAAGAAAACCCAGATAAACGTAAAAGTGCTATATTAAAATATGAATACGGGATTACATTAGATCAATACAATGAAATGTTTAAAACACAAGAAGGTAAATGTGCAATATGTCAAAGACATCAAAATAAATTAACAAGAACTCTATGTGTAGATCATGATCATAAAACAAATAAAGTTAGAGCTTTACTATGTTTAACTTGTAACACAGATGTTTCTGTAGTAGAAAACAGATTAGAAGAAATGACGAATTATTTAAATAAATATAGAAAGTACCTAAACTAATGGCAAAAACCGATCAATTAAATTCATCAATATATTTCAGTTCACCAGTGTATTCTATTGAAATACCTGAATGGGTAGATGATGCAAATAAAGTTTGTGATAAATATATTAAAGAAGCTAAAAAGAATAATGTTAAAGCTATTAAAGAACGTGAAAAGAAATTTGGTAAAAAAATAGGTGATCATGGAATGAGTTATCATTCTACGTCATTAGTTGGTGATCCTGCTTTAAAAGAATTACAAGAATATATTGGTTCAACATCTTGGAATGTTTTAGACCATATGGGTTATAACTTAACTAACTATGAATTATTTTGGACTGAATTCTGGGTACAAGAATTTGGTGAAAAAGGTGGTGGTCATCATGAAGGTCATATACATTATGATAATCACATATCTGGTTTTTATTTTTTAAAATGTTCAGATAAAACTTCAATGCCAGTATTTCATGATCCACGACCAGCT